ATACCCCCCGGACAGCTACCTCGTCAAGCAGAACCGTGAGCGTGCGGTAATCACTTACATCGACGGGGCACCGACCGCGTTCATCCTGCCGTCTGTCTACGATGCTATGGCGTTCGTGGACAATATGCCGCCACTCCAAGGGTTCTTCGAATACCTTGGCAAGATATCGCACGTGCTGCGCACGGCCATCACGGCGCTGCCTACTTTCTCGACCTCCCAGATCGTGCAGGACGTTCAGCGGGCGGCTGCCTACTCTGGCATCACCGATGTTGCTGCGCTGACCGGACGGGCGCTGGAAAACTTCGCGTCGGTCTCCATGAGCGAGGTGGCGGGCAAGGAGCACCCGGCGGTCAAGCTGTTCGGCTCGATGGGCATCGTCGGTCAAGTGGACTGGACCGAGGCAGAGCCGGCCAAGGCGCTGCTGCAAGAGCTTAAGGTCAAGCCGCGTGGGCGGGTGCGGGAAGCCATCTACCGGCTTGAAGCGGTGTCCCGGGCAGCGGACCTCTCGGTGCGCAAGGCCATCTACGAGCAGTCCCTTGCTGAAGGGGCCAGCGAGCTTCAGGCGATCTACCGGGCGCGGGAGTTCATCAACTTCCGACGCAAGGGCGCAGGCTGGCGCAACGGGTGGTATCAGAGCCTCGCGCGTACGGTCGCCTTCTTCAACGCCTACGTCCAAGGCATGGACGTTCTGTACCGCACGCTGTCAGGCAAGGAAGCCGTGTCGGGTGCGGATCGCAAGCAGGCGCTGAAGATGCTGGGTTCCCGGGCCATGATCATGCTCAGCCTCGGCATGCTCTACGCGATGGGCAGTTCAGGCGACGATGAGTACGACAACATGACCTTGCGGGAGCGCGACCGCTCGTGGGTGCTGGGTAACGGGCTGTCGCTGCCTGCGCCGACGGAACTCGCCATGATCTTCAAGGCGATCCCTGAGCGCATCTGGGACTACATGCGGCGTCATGGCACCCCGGAGGAGCAGCGTGCGTCGGTGGCCGTCAGTTCGTGGCTCAAGGCTGCGGGCGAGGAGTACGCCGGCCGCATGATCCCGATTGCCAGCGCGACCCGGCCGGTGCTGGAAACGTGGATGAACTACTCGTTCTTCACGGGACGTCCGATTGTCGGCAAGTACCAGAGCGAACTGCCCGGGTACATGCAAGGCACCAGCCGCACCTCGGAGTTCGCCAAGACCGTGTCGCAGTGGACGCTGGAGACCCTCAAACTGGACGTATCGGCCGCTGACATCGACCACCTGATGCAGGGCTACTTGGGTACGACAGCGGCGATTGTCACCAGCGTGCTGGATGCGGCCATCAACCCCGACCGTGCGGACCGCCCGCTGCATCAGATCGTCGGTATCACCCCGTTCACCTACAACCGGATTGGTACCCAGCGCAAGGATGAGTTCTACGAGCTTGCCGAGAAGGTCAACAAGGCCAAAGCTGCGGTTGACAAGCTGTCTAAGGGCGACCCTCAGATCGCTGAGAAGTTCTACAACGAGAACAAAGACAAGTACGAACTCTACGCTATGGTAGCAAGCACGCTACAGCAGTACAAGGACACTCGGGCGTTCATAAACTGGCTGGACAGTGCAGACTCCGCCAAAAGCTACACGCAAGATGAGCGGCGCAATCTGCGGGAGCAGGCGCAACGGTACGAGATTGAACTGGCCCGGTGGGTGCGGGAGTATGGAAAGAACATCGACTAGGCCATGCGCCAGACCCGCACCCCGTAGCAACCAAACTCGCAACGCTGCGCTGTCGTCAACTTTATGTTGAGGTAGCCCTCATAGGCTTTTAGCTTCTTCTTGACCTCCTGCGCGGTTGCAGTGGTCTTAAGGAAGAAGCTATGGCCTATACCCAACTGCTCCCACATGATGTAGTACTCTACATCATACAGGTTGATGAACCTGTATTCGTCAGGGATTGTTGCTGGCGTTTGCTTGTGAGAACGCATCGACGGAAATCTCAAGTAGGTTGCCATCGAAGCAGTAGCAGCGCATCGGCGGGGTAGCCATCGCGGTGCCGGCGGCAAGTCGTTTGGTAGTCCCGCTGACCATACCGTCCGAAGCCTTGAGCACCCCGCGCGTAGCCAACTCCCGCACCGCGTGCCGTACATCGATCTGCCGGTCCACGAGGAACGTGCGGAAGTCCACGACCGGAATCCACAGTTCTTTGGTGTCGGGTTCGTAGCGCATGCGCAGCGCCCCCTTGGGGAGGATGGTGCCGGCTGACGGCACGCCATTCTTGGGCGACGAGATCACCAGCGCATTGTTGATGTTCAGGTTGATGTACGCCGCCAACGCTTCGAAGACCGTGCTACCGCTATCCAGCACCGGGGCGACCACATCATGCTTGATGTTGCGGATGGTGTTGGATAGGTAGGCGATCAGGTTGTCCACATCGTAGGACAACAGCCCCAGCCCACGGGCGAGCTTGCCCGCCGTCGATGCCAGCGTGAGGACGTTGGAGTAGAAGCGGTCGGATTGGTCGAACTCAAGCTCAGAGTCCAGCCGGCGCTGCTCGACAAAGATGGTGTCTTGCACAGCTTGCAGGTTGCGCATGATGTGCTGCACGTAGACCGGGCCGGCCAAACCATAGTTGCTTGACAGGTTGGAAAACAACTTGTCGGATGTAGCCTTGGGGATGCTCAGGGGGCGCGCAAACGGTATCTCGATCAGTCGGCGGATTTCCCCATCGGCGGTGGCCTTGAGCCGGTTCAGCTTGTCGTACAGGGATGCGTTCGCTGACGTAATGACAAACGTATTCCATGTAGTGTGGTTGGTGCGCAGCCTGTTGTACTGCGACTCCATCCGGTGCTTGCCCCGACCTTCCGGCACGCTGTAGATAAGCTCAGACACTTCCTCGTCTGTCATGTTGGTGATTTCGTCCATCGTGACAGCGATGTTGTTGAGCATGCCCAGCATCTGCATCTTGGACGCCAGTGTGTCCTGCTTCTTGAGCAGAAGCTGCGCTGGGTGGCCGAAGATCGAGTTGACGATCATCTGGGCGGTCGTCTTGCCGGTGCCGGATTTCGTGCTGATCAGGTTGATCGTCGCCCCGCGCACATCGATCCCACCCATCAGGCGCAGCAGCGGCGCGGCAAACCCCAGCAGCACGGTGGCGGCGTGCGGCTCCATGCCCGGCTGATTGTAGAAGTTGGCTATCTTCACCCACTCTTCGATAGAGCCACATGGGCGCATCATGGGGGCCAGTGCCCGGGTGTTCGATCCTGCGGGGGCCAGCACCGTCTGGTTGGGGCGGTACTCCAGTTCCCCGATGACGAACCCCCCGAAGTCAGGGGTCCAGCCCATCTGCTGGCGGGTGCGCTCGGCTGCATGAGCTTTCTGGATGCTACGGATGGTCGCTGCAAAATAAGACATGATGTCACTCACCGCTTTGTCTAGTACGATAACGCCGTGTTTGAGGAGTGTGTCGCGCAGCTTGTCTCGTACGAGAAGCTGTGTTACTGGTAACAGCACCCGCCGCACCCCGTCCTGCGGGGTATGGATGACAAGCCGTACGAGTTCGCCCTCACCTTGATCTTGGTCATCGATGTCATAGAACCTGTCGTTTATGTACAGGTCATACGGGTAAATCTGTACTTCGAATTTGTTGCCGTCCTTGTCTGTCTCATACCGCGCGACCCCTCCGGTAGCTGGGCGGAAGTAGGGCCACGGGTATGCAGGCACATGGTGGACGACCGGCGCGTTGGTGGCGTCTCGTTGCGCCGAGACGATCTGATACACCCCATCGACGGCCGGTGCGGCTTCCACCTTCTTGCCCAGCATGATCGGGCTGCTGATGTTGTGCGCGCAGCCTTCACACCGCTTAGGGTAGTTATCTTTGTACCATTTACAAGTGGTCGGGCCGGAAGTCCGCTCAGCCTTCGCCAGCGTATCCTCGGGCGTGTAGTCCGGGTGCGGCTCGGACAGCTTGTGGATGGCCTGCTCAGCGTCCGTACAGCGCCATGCCACCGCCAGCGCGGCCCGCCACAGCGGCTCCTCCAGCGTGTGTGCCTGCGTGACCGCATGGGCGATCTGCGCGCACCCTGCGCCCTTCAGGGACCGCTCCACGACCCGCTTGAAGCTGCATGGGGGGAAGTCCTCCCCGGCTACCTTGGAGGTGATGGCGTCGGGGCCATGCTCCTTGGCCGCAGCCAGTAGCTGCGTCATGCTGGCCGGCACATCCGGCACCTCGACCGGCGTGGGCGTGCGCAGCCGCAGTTGCGTGACAAGCTCATCGAACGGCGTGGACACCCCCTCGCGCACCACCACGACCGGCAGCGGGCTGCCCTTGCGGTTGGTAGTGCCGGGAACCCGCAGCACGCGCGCAGCGTCTGCCGAGGCAGTGGGGTCGATGGTCAGATGCTCGGCGACGAACGCCTTGAACTGCATCGCCCGGTACTTCCAGTCCAGCGCCGACACCGGCTCCGTGAACGGCCAGTACACATGCAGCCCGCGCCCTGAGTTCACCACCCACGGTGCAGGTAGCGCGAACTTGTCTAAGAACGCATCGAGCCCTACAAGTGCTGCTTCCTGTGTGGGGTAACCTTTGCCCTCACCACAGTCGATATCAACAAAGAAAGAACGGAGTTCTTTGGCGTTGCTAGCTTTGCGCCCTTCCGCAGGGTCGTTGAAACTAGCTAGCGCGAAATAAACATCAACACCGTTGCCATCAAGTAGCTTAGCACGAACATCAACATTGTCTACGGTCTCCTCAAAGACTGGGGTTCGCTTTGTTACGTGGTTGTTTTCCCATGTCAGCCCCAGTACATGGTACAGCCCAGTCGGGGGCAACACGGTGCGTAGGAAGTCGGCGCTCACGGTCCCTCACGAGCACGGGGAAAAGGGTGGGGCGGCAGCCCGTGAACTGCCTGCGTCAGGCGGGGATCAGCCGCCTCAAGCCCCGGGAACTGACTAGCGGGGCTTAGCTGCGGCCAGCAGCCGTTGAATCTTCACTAGGTGCTGGCCGCTGGGGTGTGCCTTACCCGAGAACCATGAGTAAATCGTTTGCCTACTCACACCTAACGCTTCAGCCACACGCCGGACCGAGATGTCGTTGTCAAGGCAAAACTTGCCAAGCAACACACCCGGTGACGTAGAGTCTCCGGTTTGTATGCGCTTCACCGTTTGGTATGAGTAGCCGTTACTCATCGTGTACGCCCCACTCCTTGAGAGTGTCCTCGATGCTCTTCTGCGGCACGACCGGGTCAGCCGGCTTGCCTGCTCGCTTGGTGGGTTCCGCCGCCGCAGCCGGAGCAGGGGCGGGTGCCGCAGCGGGGGTGCTGAAGCTGGCCGGCAGGGCGGCTTGCGCGGGCTGTGCAGCCGCAGCCTTGGGGGTGTAGTTCACCTCGATGGCCGACAGTGCCTCGACCGATGCGCCGCGCTCACGGGCGATCTGCACCTCCTCACGGGTCAGCGGGCGCACTGCGGTGAACTTGAGCACCGGCACCGCCTCGTTGGTGTCGAACCGCGCTTCGGTCACGACCCCACTCATCGGCACCCCGTGGCCGGCGAGGAACTTGGCGTACGCCTGCATCGGCATCTTGGTGCCCTCGGGCTTGCCAAAGAGCGACTTGGCCGGTAGCTGGAGCCGGTACACCGGACCCTTCAGATCGCCCTCCAGCACGACGGCGAACCGCTGGTTGTACCGACACGCCCGGCTACCGTTCTCGCCGCTCCCAGCGACGTTCTGAGGGCAATTGGCGCAGGCGCTGGCCTGCGGGGCCGGGGAGTTCGACGCCGGGATGCGACCATCGACCGAGTAGCAGTCCGGGGTGGCGTCTTGTCCCTCGACGTACTTGCCTTTGAAGTACGCCCGGCTAACGTCCGATGCGGCGTTGACCACCACGAAGTTCATGGCACGCTCTTCGTTGCGTGCGATCTCCTCGCCACCGGACAGCATGCGCCACACGCCGCCTTTGATGGAGATGGACTTGCCGGCGGAGGTGCCGGCGACTTTCTTGGTGAAGTCATCACCTTCCCGCAGGTAGTCGGGAAGGGCGTCACCGGATTGGAACAGGGTCAGGTTCGACATGGTTGTTACCTTTCAGTTGCACGACGGACAGTGATGCGCATACGCGAGTCTGCATTGAGCCCCGCAGGGATGTCATTAGGATGGGCGCGTAGGAACTCCTTCATGTTGGTTTGATGGATGCGCTGTTCCATGAGGTCAAGCGCGTCATGCTTCTTGATGAACTCCCGCATTGAGTTCCAATCGGAAGTCCAGTAACGGGTAGTGACGGTGCGGTGGAACGAGCCGGCGCTGGTCTTGCCACCATCTTGCCCCGTGGTCTTGCAGATGTCCAACAGGGCGGCTTCGATGCGGCTCAAGTCCGCGTCCAGTTTAGCCATGTCCTCATCAAACTTGGCTTGCAGTTCGCTCTTCGCGTCACGAATGCGTACGTACGCGGCTACTAACTTGTCGGCAGGGATTTGCATGGTGGTCTCTTGAGGGTGCGTGGGGGTTGGAGTTTACACGGTCTAGGACTCTTGTCAATTACCTTCGATCTCCTGTCGGAACAGCGCCACAGTGTCGAGGTGGAAGCGAACGTTGCCATCCAGCAGGCCGTAGAGCTTGCGCTCGACCGGGGAGCCTTGGAGCCGCACGACCGTGACCCGGTTGGTCTGGCCGGCGCGATGCGCCCGGGCGTTGCCTTGCAGGTACAGTTCCGCCGACGGGGTCGGCCCCCACCAGACAACCGTGTCGGCGCGGGTCAGCGTCACGCCATGTGCGGCAGCCTGCGGGATGATAAGCAGCACCCGGGGGTCATGCTCCGTCTGAAACGCCTTGATGTGGTCCGCACGCTGGCCGGCGCTCACCGCCCCGTGGATCATGGCGTGCGTGATCCCAGCCTGTGCCAGCTTGTCCGCCACCACCTCCATGACATGCCGATAGGGTACGAAGACCACGACCTTGTGCTGTGTATTGTGGATGACATCAAGCAGTTCGTTAAACCGGTTGCTTACGTCGAACTCCACAACTTCTCGATCAGTAGAGTACGCTGCACCCTGCGCGATCTGTAGCAACTTGTTCAGCAGCCCCGCTGCGTTAGCCGCCGTGATCTCTTCGCCTGCGGCCATCGCTGCCATGTTCTTGCGTACAACCTCGTAGTAGTGCTGTTGCTGCTTGGTCATAGGCACTTCCCGAGTTGTATACAGAAGCTCGGGGAGGTCAAGACACTCCGCTTTTGTATACCGTATCGCCGGTTGCAACACTTTGAACACAGTGTCTTGTGCGTCAATGCGCGGGATATACCGGAACTGGGAGACCTTGACCATCACCTGATCGCGGAACGCCCCTATGAAGCGCGGCACTGACTGTGGGTTGACCAGCTTAGCCAGCCCGTACGCATCGACGGGCGACTGCGCAGCAGGGGTGCCGGTCATGAGCCACAGCCGTGTATCTGGCTTGATGATGGCGTCGAGTGCGCGCCACCGCTCGGTGCCCGGGTTCTTCACGGCATTCGCTTCATCGACAATGATGAGGTCAAACCCCCCACGGAGTAACGCCTTCTCCATGAGTGGGCTTTTGATGCCGTCGAAGTTGATGACTACAAACTCGTAGTCCCCGTTTATTATCGCAATGCGTTGTTTGCGGTTGCCTACCGCCATTGCAACCTTGCGGTGCATGACGGTGCGAAACAGGTCCGCGACCCACGCAGTCTCCATGATCGACACCGGGCAGACGACCAGCACCCGGCGGATGGCCCCGATCTGCATCAGGTAGTCCGCAGCCCACGCACAGGTGCGGGTCTTGCCGGTGCCCGCCTCCGACAGGTTGAAGCAGCGGCGATGACTTGCCATGAAGGCCGCGCTGATCTTCTGGTGTTCGAACGGGGGGTCCACGCCGGCCCACTTGTACTGGCCGAGGATGGGGTGTGGGACGTTCTCGACGCGCAGGTTCTGGAGTATCTGGAACTCCTGCGGCCCCCACTTGACCAGCACCTTGGAAACCTCTCCGGCGCTTGCCAGCACCTTGCTCTGGGGGATGAGCGATGTGATCTGCGCGGCGCTGCGTGTGGCGAACAGTAAAGCCTTATTGTCAATGATCTGCAAACTTGACTCCTTAGGGCGAGATTGGGCGCATGAGGGGTGGAGGGTAAAAGAGCCCCCCGCGCAGCGCGCGGGGGGCAACCCACAGGAGAGAGGAGAGAGGAGAGCCCCGCCACCAACGGGGCACAGCCAGTATACCGACGCGCCGCGCCGGATGGAAGCTCAGCGCGACCGCTCGCGCTTGCTGGTCTGAGACTTCAGTTTGCTGGTCGCGGTGCGGGCGAAGGACCGATTCTCGGATTTCGGAACGACCCGCAGGTTGCCCGCTGCCGAGGTGCCGCCTTTACTGAGCGGGCGGGCGTGGTCAACGTCCATGCCGTCACCCTTGCTGACTTTGCCTTGCTCAGCCAGCTTGCGCCGGGCCATCACGCGCTGCGCTCGTTCTTTGATCTTGTCAGGACGCCCGTGGTACAACTCGTACTCACGCTGGTAGTTCCTTGCCTTGGTCATCGCTTGTACTCGCAGTCGGTGTTCGGCACCGGGCAGAACTTGCACAGGCCGCTGGGCTTCGGGTTCCACACCCCATTGACGAGCGCCTCTTCGATGGCCATCGTGCGGCCGGCCCAACTTGCCCAGATGGCGGGCAACTCCTCCCGGGTGTAGGCGGACTTGATCACATTGCCCGCCACCACGAAGAGCAGCGCCGCCTTGACGCGGTCGATCTCCGGGTGGTGGGTCATGATCAGCGCCGCCATCAACTCCAACTGCTTGGAGTCTGCGAACCGGGAAGATTTGCCAGTCTTGAAGTCCGCTACGTGCGCTATCCTTTTCCGCCGGTTAAGGCATACGTAATCAGGGATGCCCCGCAACCATACCTTCTCATCATAGAACCCACACGGCTTGAAGTCCGCCGTGACTGCCATTTTCTCTTCGCACCGCAACTCACCCTGCAACCCTTTCAGTGGGTTGACGAACGGCGCGTACTGCTGATACGCCTCCGGCAGGGGAGTGCCGTGCATGAAGAACTCTTCGAAGGCTTTGTGGACCGCCGTGCCGTACAGCGTGGCCTCGGTGTCTGCCTGCTTGAAGCGGCGTAGAATCCGTACGTTGTAGTAACGACGCCCGCAGCCTTCGAAGTCCTTGACGGATGAGTAAGAGTGTGCGATGGGGTCCATGACGGCAGGATATCAGCAATCCCCGTACGACGCACCCACCCCGGATTCGCAGGCCAGCGGCAGCCCCTGCGCCCACGGTGGCACCCAGCGCATGCACTCCTCGATGTAGGCTTGCGCCTCCTCAGCCTCTTCCGCCCGGGCGACCGCCGCGTTGGCGTCGTGAACCGTCAGGACGACCTTGTAGCGCCGACTGATGCGCAGTGCTTGTTCGGCCACGATGATGTTCGCCAGCGCCTGCGTGAGGTTCTCCACGACCTTGGGGCCGTAGATTCGCACCGCCGCGCCCTTGGAGCGGTAGAAATACTCCAGCTTGCCGTTGCGCTCCTCCGTGTGGAGGTCCGGGTACTGGATGTACAGCCCGTTGGGCAGGCAAATGCCCCGCTGCGGGTCGGCCACGAACATCCCGTCCCGTCCGAAAGCCAGCGACCGCCCCTGTGCCATCGCAACGATGGCCTCTTGTGCATGCACCCACAATTCAACGATCTTGGGTACAGAGTCTCGATAGACCTTATTGATGCGCTGACACTCTTCAAGTGGTAGGTCCACCCCTTCACGCTCAAGTTGTATCTTGAACCTAGCTGGCCCCATACCGTAAGTTTTGCCCAAGGTCGCCTGCTTCCCAATGAAGCGTTGAGGCTTAGTCACACCTTCTTCTTCAACCCCGTAGATGCGCGCAGCCATGCGTTTGTAGACATCTTTCTTGTCCGCAAATGCCTGAACGAGGTCATCCTGCCCAGCCTCCCACGCTGCGCACCGGGCCTCTATCTGAGACGAGTCGCAGTCAATGATTACGTGACCTTCTGGGGCGAGAATCGCTTTCTTTAGCTGTCCTGCCTTCGGCCCCCGCGATGGTAAGTTTTGAAGATTAAGCGAATCTGAGTTGTGAACCAGCTTGCCATTGGCTACGAACCTATGGCGGGGGCCGCAGTTTCGAATGTCATATACGGGGACCAGCATATTTTCTCCTCTGTAGAATTTCTTCGTCGGTTGCGCCTTGCTTTATCCATGTACGCAAGGTTTCGTATGTCAGGTCTGGGCGTAGCGGCTGAAGCTTGCGAATACGTTCTCCTATTTCGGTGCGTTTGTACTGCCGTTTGTTTCTGCCTTGCTCTCGACGGGTAGCCCAACGCAGGTTGCCCGGTGCGTACCCACCGTTGTTGTCAATGCGGTCTATGCTGTACCCCGGCGCAGGAGGAGGCCCAAGGTTCAACAAGACCCACTCCGCAAATGCCCGGCCCGAGGGGAACTCGAAACGTATACCTCTACCACCATAGTTAACATACGAGGTACTCTTTGGGTTGGTGCAGCGTTGCTTGGCCCCTACCCCTTTAGCACATAGCTTTTTTACAACCACCACCCCAAACTTGCTTATTAGTGGGTCATTTACCGTATTCCACTCTTTAATAAAAGCGGCAGCTTGTGCCGCTGCCGCTGACGCCTTACGCGCTACTTCCAGCCTGCGTTCCGCTGGCACATTAGCCATGCGATATCGTTGTGCGCAAGATCTGCACCTGTGGGATTTGCCGTCGAGGATTTCGCGTACACGTACGTTAACTTCCGCCCCACACTCACAGCGGCACAGGACAGTATCCTTAGTACTTACGACTAAGTTGCCTAGCGGTGTCCATTTGGTCTTTGGAAGGGCCATTCGGAGTCTGGATGCGGTGGCCTCCTTGCAGCGCATCTCGTAGGCTAATCTCTCCGGCGTCTGTGAATACGACATGATCAGGTGTACCTGTTACGTTATCCCACGTTATGACTTCCTGAAACCCGCTGAACTGCACCCCATCGTGCGGCACGAACTCCAGCCCGTCCCAGACGAGGTCGTCGGGCAGAACATCCACGATCCGCTTCTCGACGCACCCGCGATCCGGATCGTACACCGTAACCGCGGTTTCCGCAACTAAGCAACCGCCCTTACGCCCCGTGTGTGCTGCGTAATACCTAAGTGGTACGGGTAGTGTGCCCCGGTCTGCAATAGAGATGAACCGCTGGGTGCGGGTCTCCTCCAGCGTGGACTTGTTGCCCAGCCGGGCAGCGACGAGCGCCTGCACCTCCAAGGAGTCATGCTCCAGCAGAGCTTGGAAGTCCGGGTCCGTCTTGGCAAACGCATAGGTCTGCTTGCCCGTCGTCGGACTGACCTTCATCGGCGGCTCCACCCCCAGCTTGCGTAGCATCAGCGCGAACTGGTCGTTGCTCATCAGCCGGCTCTTGATCTCCTCGGCCGTGCCGGTCTCGCTCATGCCCAGCAGGCGCAGCAGTAGCTGCTGCTTCTCCGCAATCGTCTGGTTGAGGTGGTCATGCAACCGCACCTTGTCCAGCCGCAGGCACGGCTCGATGTACATACGCAGTATCATGTCTATGACCTCAAGCTCCCTGCGCGGGAAGCCCATAGCCATGTACTTGGTAAACAACTCGTAGGTAAGTTCTACGTCGTTGTTGCAGTACTCACCGTACGCAGCAAGTTCTTCTTGCGAGAAGTCCGCGTAGTGCTTGCCCAGTGCGTGCTGCACGGCGTCCCCCTTGGCGCCGACCCCCATGCGCTGAGCCTGTGCTGCCAGCGAGTGCGACTTCTCATGGGGGAAGAGCGCCCGGGACATGCCCATGATGTCCACCCACGCTAGCGGCTTGATGCCGTAGAGCCACGAAAGCGCGGCCCCATCGAACATCGTGTTCTGACACACGACAATCTTGTTACTCCAATCGACCGCCTTGAGCGCGCCCTGCACCATCGGGCGCGGGTGCCAGTACGCCGGCCAATCTGCCTGCTTGATACTCAGCCCAATGATCTCAAAGAGCGGGCTGCGTATGTACTCCTCGGTAGTGAGTTTGGACAGCGAATAGTCGCGGTCATAGTAGGTCTCGATGTCGAGCGTCAGAACTTCAGGTTTCATGATTTGAGCAGTCTGTCAATCGTTGTGGTGATGCGCAAAAGAACTTCACGAACGGATTCTATGTTGTCTTCATTGACAACGATAGCTTCTCCTCCTGCTGCACGGATGGCCGCAAGCTCTTTGGTTTGCAGCGCCGTGGGGGTGTTGCTTCCTGCCTTGCACTCGATACCAAAGAACATGCCTTTGTAACATACGATGATATCAGGGATTCCGGCCCGCCCGTAGCCGTTAGCAGCGGGGGAGAAGTAGTACAGTTCGGTTCCGTAGCTGTCAAGGAGTTTCCGCACCTTCCCCTTGACCTTACCCTCCGGTGTCATCGCCATTTGGTTCCTCTTGTCTTATGTCCGCCGTCGGCACCTCGTAAGTTGTCCAGCGGTGGTGGCATTCGTAGCACTCGCGGCGGCGCATCGTCCACCCGGTCTCGGGCTGCTTGCGACTGTCCACCACCTTGCTGCTAAACGTATGGCACTCGGGGCAGGCGCTCATCATTTTTCCTTGACGAATACCCCATCCTCGCGAAGGTGCCCCTTGCGATCCTTGATCGTATCGTAAGCCCGCTGAAGCGCCATGCGAAGGTCGATGCCCGCGAGGTCCGCACCGATGATGAGCGTCACGAGAATGTCGCCGTAGGCGTCCTCGATCTCAGGCTTGTCGTTGCGTAGCAACGCGGACAACAGTTCGCCAACCTCCTCATGCGTCTTGATGGCCTGGGCCATCGGTGTGCTGAGCGGGATGATGCGGCGAGCTTCAGCCCAGCGGATGACGTTGATGATGTTCTGATCGATGCTGTTGATGATGGTCATTCCGGTTTCTCCGCTAGCCCGCGCCACGGGAGGTTTTGTGCGGGGCTTTCTAAACAGCGATATAGTGCATCTTTTGGCGTCTCGCCATACACACCCCAAAACTTTCCGTTCCAGTGGTTGTAAAATGTCCGAGAGGCGATTGAGTCTTTGTCGTAAAGTCTTTCATACACCCCCACCCGCACGGGCTTGACATTGCCGGGAATCCAGTCGGTGAGTTTCATGCTTGCCTCGCTTTCAGCATGGCGTCGGCCATTTCGTATGCGACCTTGGCAATCGCGCTCTTGCCCATTTCGGCGTCTAAAAGCCCCTGCATCACCTTCGCCGCGAAGTAGTCGCGCAAGGTCATGCCCGTGAAGGATTCGGAGCTTTGATCCAAGGGGATGACAACCGGAAACGCCGGCCCACCGTTTTCTTTGTTCATGCTGCCTCCTTAAGTTGTCCCGCCATCCGTTGAATAATCTGAAGCTGTTTCTGCCGCTGCCGCCACGCCTTTGATCTTTCCGTGCTGGGCTTCACCGCGCGGGGTACGTCTACGCCCCTGCCAAGTTTCCAGATCGCCGTCGTGTCCGCGCCTCGGGTGCTCTTGCCCCAGCCGACGATGTGCGCGGCTTTGATCTTGTGCAGTTCGCGGCAGTACCGCGAGATTGTCTCCGGGCCTAGACCTGTTTCGTCTGAAAGCTCCTGCACGGTGGCCTCGCCGTAGAGCAGCATCTTGATCATCTTGGCGTTGAGGGTGGCGTTGAGTCTGACTTTCTTGCTGCGGATCATA